ACCCAAAAACTTGAGTTGAATTCAAATCTTCAGCAGGAACTTCAAAAGTAAAGTGCTCCTCTGGAAGTGAATCAGTCTCATAAGAACTGTAAGAATTCCGAGTGTATTTGGAATCAAATTTGACGGTGAGTTTTGCTTCGTACATTTTGGGGTTTTTGATTTATAAATGTATAATACCAGAAAGGGCACTCAAAATCAAGTACTCTTGTGACGGTTCTTCAACTGTCTTTTTTTATTTTACGACCAAGAATCCAAGTTATTTGCATTGAGAATCTAAATGTAAAAGGAATGATTAAAAACCATAAGTTAGCGCAAGCAATTAGTGATGTTTCTTGGGGGACATTGGTTTCTATGTTGACTTACAAGTGCAACTGGAACTTTAGGGAACTTGTAGTGATTGATAGGTTTTATCCATCAAGTAAAACTTGTAGTTCTTGTAGTCATCTTATGGACTCTATGCCGCTAAGTGTCCGGGAATGGACTTGTCCTTCTTGTGGAACAGTTCACGATAGAGATGTTAATGCGGCAAAGAACATTTTAATTCAAGGATTGAATATTCTGTCTGGTTGTAGAACGCAGTCGGACTTTAAACAAAAACAGCAGGAGGCGTCTTCAATAGAAGAGTCTATGAATGCTGAAACTGCGAAGTCTTTAGCTTCGCGGTAGTTCATTTAATCAATATAATCATCATAGGTATCACGAAGAACATTCCAATCAGCAACCTGAAGATAATCTTCTAATTCACTATGATCGTTATAATTCACATCATCATCAATCTCAAATGAAGTTTCACACCTTGCCGCACCATATTCTGGAGGGTCAAACCAACTTGAACCCCTAACTTGTACGACATCATCCAAAATAGCAGTTACAGTAACTTTTTGAGTATCAGAGTCAAAAGACACATCTTCAATTTGAATAATTTCTGGAGTCATTTGATTAAAGATAAAGTACAGGAAGAAGAGAACATTCTAATGAAATTATAGCAAGAAAGTTCAAAGAAGTCAATATCATATGGACGGTTCATACTTCGTCCATCCTTTATGATGCTTTGCTCCACCATTTAAAACCAAACATATTGCACTTGGTGTTAAATTATTCTCTTTACAGAATTTAGTCATATTTTTCCCAGTATGAATTTCTCCTGACGGAGAAAGTAATTCAAAGTATCTAGCAGTTTGCTCTGCTCTTATCAGTCCACCAATTTTTCCATATTTACTCTTATCTTCCGAAGTAAGTGCGTGTATCCCAACTCCCATCCTTTTTGCTTTACTTCCGCCAATTTTTCCTATTTCAATCTTCTGTTCCTTAGTGAGAGAAAATAATCCTATTTTATTTTCTTTAACATAATTACCATTTCTTTTTCCACATTCAACCAATGTTTCTCTAGGAATGCCAAACTCACCTCCAGAGGATAAATTATACCCATAGTTTGGATGATTTACTTTATAAAAAGAAATCCAATACTCTTCTCTTTCATTTATTGAAGATAAATCACAATTTTCAACGATTCCCCAAATAAAACTATCCCATCCGTGCTTATTGATTGCCTTATAAAAAAGATAATTTAATCGTTTTCTATCTTTATAATGCTGATTTATTCTTTTTTCTAATTTTTGTCTAGTTTTCCCTATGTATTTTTTCCCAGAAACTAGGCAGTGAGCACAATAAATTGTGCCGATTTCTTTATTCATTTTTTTAATTTGCTTGGTCATTAGTTATTTATGAACTTAAATGGGGTCTTATATCAACTAAAGCGACCAAGCAAGTGTTGAATGCCCCTAATTTAATTTATCATTCTTCTTTTTGGTCCGAATTAAAGTCTACATCAATTTTATCATAGAGTTCAGTGAAACAAGTTTTAGTTTCATCATCAAAACCAGACAAACAAAGATTAATAGACTTATCTTTTTTTCCAAAGATAGAATATGCTTTCAGAATATGTACGAGACGACGAGTAGAAATTACTTCATCAATACCACCATCATTAAATGTTTTCCTAACAATCTCCGCCCAAGTGCAAAGATGATTAATGAAATCAGTATGTTCTTTTACCATAGGAATATTAAGTGATTCTGCTACATTTGTAAGAATTTTCTTCTCAACAGAAATGGTTGGATATGATTGTTCAATCATAATTGGAAACCTATCCAACATAGCAGAGTTCATAATATTAGTACCAATAAAACGACCATCATCAGAACCTTTACCTTTGGTGTTTGCAGTTGCAAAGATATTAAATCCAGCAGCAGGTTTCACAAATTGACCAATCTTCTTCAGAAAGACACCTTTACCTTCTAGAATAGATTGAAGACAAAGAATCTTATTAGAAGCAAGGTCACAATTATGAGTAACAATACCATTCGCAGTCAAGAATGTATGATTTTTATTCACTGTAAGATTGCGAACTTTTCCTTTTCCAATTTTTTTAATTGACTTAATTTGTTGAGATTGAAGATTCATAATTTAAAATTGCTAATGAACTGACCCTTGACTACTCTTATAGTATAGCAGACTTACTCCCATCCAGGTGAGAAGCATAGTCCAGTTTAAAATCTGTCCTACCAATACCCCTTAAGAACTTTTCTAAAGTTTCTTTAGAAATATGATTTAATATTTTACTATTAACAATTTTTGATAGATTATCATTAAAATAGTCTTCACTAATACTTTGATATTTCATATTATAATCTTTACAGTAATTTACTGCTGCTTGTTCTTTTAAAATATTATTTACAGTATTTCTTTCACTTTTTGGTTTTATTTCAAATAAAGTAGAACTTTCTTCACAATAAAAATCTACAATATAATTTCTATTTTTTCCATTTACATTAGTATAAGGTATTCTAATTTTTTCATATATCATATTTGAATTTAACGCCCAAAAAACTGCTTCCCAAGATGATCTTACATATTTTTCTTCTCCATTAATTATAACTCTAGTTTTTGATTTACACCAACTATTTGTAACGATTGGAGTATATTCGCCGCATAGTATTTTTCTTTTCATTATGTCTGACATTTTATTTTTTATTTTTTCTTCAACTTTTTTTCCAGTTAAAGTTTTGTAATAACACTCTTTGGTGCAAAACTTATTGCTAATAATTTTAGTATCAAAAACATCAGTAAATAAAATGTTTTTGTTACATCCAGGACAAAAACATTTACCAAGTGAATTTTCTGTATGATATTTCAAATATTCTGTATCAGAACAATTCAAATATTCATATAAAGAGTTAAAATTTAAAATCTTAAAAAAGAATAAATTATATTTTTTTGAAAAATATATCTTACTATTTTTATGAGGTATTTTTAATATTGGTATATTTTCATACTGCTCAAGGACTGATAGATTCGTAACATTATCATTAGATACTGGATATCTCCGGTTCTTAAAGATATAATGATTTAGTGCATTTATATTTCCATTAAACTCATCAATTTTAAAAACTTTTTTTCTTAAAGTTTCTTTTGAAATTTTAATTCCTTTACATTTTAAGGAACAGGTTTTTATTTTAATATCTCTACTGAATACTGAAATATCTTTAATTGGAGAATTGCAGATTTCACATTGGTTATTAACTATAAAATTTTTATTTTTATTAATTTTCTCATTAACAATATCAAAATACCTCTTACTAAATGCACAACTATATTGGTGATTATCATATAAGTCAAAATAAGACAATTTAGTTTGAGTCTTATAATACTCTTTATTATTATTTACAAAGTTTTTATAGCATTCAGAATTAAAACAAGGATTTTTGTATCCTACAATATAATTAATATATTCACATTCAGAATTGCAATGAATACATTTACGATCTTCATCTGAAGAAAAGTAATCGTAATTTTCTTTTAATAAGATGTTAAGATTATAATCATTCTTTTTTGCATATGATCTTATATGATTCAATAAAGATTTGAAATTATTAAAAGAGCGATTGGTTTTGTAAAATATATATTTATTCATAAAACTTTGCAGTTAGTATTATTTATAATCTCTAATACTAACTGCAAACATACAATTATCAATCAAATGAAATCACAGAGTCCCCAACCTTGAGTCCAGATTCAATTGTCCTTTCAACATATTTTCCATTAGAATCTTCTACGATAAATGGATGTTTTGCATTTAGTTTAATAGTTTTACCATTTTCAAGTTCAACTTCATAGATTTCATCTTCTTTATCTGAAATAATACTACCAGTATCATTCTCAAGTTCTCCAGTTTGCATATTAAAACTAACAACTGGATATTCAGTATTATATTCTAGATCAGAAAGTTTAACAGAAGAATAATTATCAACTGTCCCAACCATCACTTCCTCATTCTCCTCAAGACACTCATCCAAAAGAAGAATTGCACCTCGTTCCAGTGCTTCAATCACAGGACCTTTATGAAAGACAGTTTCACTGGAATTGCCTTTAGAAGCAAGCCTAAATCCACCAATTAAATCGTCTTCATCAGTCTCAATCGTAATATTCACACGAATGAGTTCCCGACCCAGTTGAGCACACGCCTGCTCCACACCGAACGTCTTACCATTACCCGAAAGACCCGTAATGAACGCAGGATAAAAGAGACGGGACTGAATAATTTTTTTAATATCCGAAAAGTTACCAAAGCTGACGAAGGTATCATCTTTTTGAGGAATCAGATTTTGTTTTACAAATTCAGTTGTTGCAACACCTTCTACAGAAGGAGCAGCATATTCTTTTTCAAGTTCTTCTACTTTTTCTTGTGTCACTTCAAGATTCCACTTACCACGACCCACTTTATGATCTTTAAGTTTTTTAGACAGTGTTGCATAAGACATTCCAAGACTATTAGCAGCAGAACGGACAGTATCAGCATTTAGTTCTGTGCCGTATTGTTCTTTCAGTTGAGAAATAAGATTTTCCATAATGAATAAAAGGTGAGGGACTGCTGCCGAACTACTTAAGTAGTATAGCAGATATAAGGAGTAAAGGAAGTGCCTTGTGGACACTCCCTGAACTGGTTCTTAAGAAACCATAGAAATGAATTCTCCAAGAACTTTTTTGTTTGCTTTTTTCTTATTCAGTGATTTTACAAATGCAGTTTTGATTTGAGATTTTGTTGCATCTTCTGCAACTTCAAAATCAGTATCAACATTTACATTTGTAGAAGAAAGTACAAAGAACTTATCAAAACCAGAAGTTTCAAAAGAAACAAACTTATCCTTTTTAAATTGTACTTTTACTTTCTCATAAGATTCAGAAAGATTACCAAAAGAAGACCAGCAATTGTAAAGTTCTTTTCCAGGTGCAATACGGAAATTGACGAAATTCACATCAGGGAATGAATCCTTCAGATAAGTCATCAATACTTTTGCATATGCTGGGAAATTACGATCGTTATAAGAAGGATACATCCGACCATTTTTACGATTACGAATTACAGTTTCCCAAGAATACCTAGAACCAACATAAGTTTCATTCTGATAAGATTTCCGTGAAACACCATAAGGATTCACATAACCTTCACCATCAGTCAGAAAAACAACATTAGTTTTCTGTACTTTATGTTGTGAAACAAATTGTGGAATGACTTGATTCATTACCATTATTGCTTCACCCAAAGGAGTACCAGAAAGTTCTATATGCCCTGGAACATAACCACACCGAGATTGAAATGCATTACAAATCGTCCACATAGTTTTCATTTGCTTTTCCAATTCTCGGTTATTCACTTGACTGGTGAAAATATTCATCAGACGAAATGCTTTTTCAGGCATCAGAACATTATCTTTTGGTTCATATGTCGGAGTATGATTAGGATCGTATTCAATATATGCTTTAACATCATTTGTAAAAGCATAAACCTCAAAAGGAATATTCACTTTCCGACAGAACCAAATCAAACAACACAATTGCTTATAAGTATCCAGAAGATAATCACACATTGAACCAGACCAATCAAAGATAAAGATCAATCCGTGATTCTTTCCATCAGGAAGAACAGAAACTTTCCGAAACAAATCATCATTATACTTATAAGTATGAAGTTTGGTAGTATCAAGGATACCAGTTCGTGCAGTTGTTGCCCGAGCATATTGGTCTGCAGATTTCTTACATTCAAATTCTTTTACAAGATAAGAAACTTCTCGTTCTGAACTTTTCTTAAATTCAAGATAGTTCGCATTATTTTGTTGAACATAGTCCTCGTAATAGTCATTTGAATAAAACTTCTCATTCAGTTGATGAATATGAGAATTTGGAATAATCACTTTACTAACATCAAAGACTGGAAGTTCAACATAAGCAATTGCATCAGCATCCATTCTCTCATTCAAATTCTTTGATTTTTCATCAAAGGAACGTGAAGTCTTGGATTCCATTTCATCCACTGGATTATCCTGTGGTTGCATTCCACCACTAGAAGATTCTGCATCACTTTCAATAGCATCAGAATTTTCACTTCCTTCATCAGAACCTTCTTTTCCTTCAGATTCTTCTTCTTCACCTTCTGATGATTCTTGCTCTACTTTTTCACCTTCTTGGTTTCCTTCATTACCTGAAGGAGAATCCATTTGATTTGAATGCTCTCCAGTTTGGGGAACATTAGATTCTTGTTCTTCTTTTTTATCTTTTACATACTCATAAAGAGATTGAGAAATACGCAAAACATCATCAAAGGTTTCTGCAAGACTGATTTGAGTGAGAAACTCTTCTTCTTTATCATTATTGAAAGGAATCTGATGAAATGCACCAATCTTAAAGTAAAGATTAATACGGTCAATCAAACTCAAAGTTTCATACTTTGTATCTTTTACACAAAAGAAATCTTCTTCATTCAGTTCCTGATACCCACGAAAGAAAGTACGAGAAAGACCACCATACCTTTTCTTCATCAGACGTTCAATACGAGCATCTTCTACGATATTCACAAAGTCTTTTGGAATATCAGGATATTGTTCTCTCCAGTCAATATTAGGAGTTTCCAAACTATGGCCCACTTCGTGAGAAACAAGAAGGTCATACACAGTGTTACTTGCTTTCTTCCAATTCGGAAGAGTTAGAATTCTTCGTTCAACATCAAAAGAAGCAGTATCTACATTACGATGCTCTACCACAATATTTTCAGTTGCAAGACACCTTGCAAGCATTCCTTTTACTTCTTTGTTGACGGTCATAAGGGGTGGGTCTCTGAACTCCTTGTAGTATAACAGGTCTTTCCATTTTCCAAGAGGTCTTGGAGACGGTTTCTCAAGTGTCCTGTTTTATTCTACTCCAGAATTTGAAGAAAGAATTGGAAAGTGACCTGTAAGATTTTTATATTTTTCACAAAGTGCAGATTCATACTTATAATATGTTTTTGCACTATAAATCACTTCTTCTCCCCAAACATTAATTTTTATTTCAGCAAGAGGTATATCATAAACATACCATTCAACTTTTTTACCTTCAATAATCGCAGCATATTGTGCTTCTGTTACATTAAAATTTGTTACAGAGCAAGTACCTTTATTTCTTGCTTTTCTTGTACCACAATTATAAGAGGAATGTCTTCCTTTCATTCCAACATAAGTTCCACCAATTTTAGCAATCTTATCATCAATTGCAATAATATAAACACACTCTTGATATAATTTATATTTTTCTTCTAAACCAGGAATGACAATATAATCAATTGGATTTACTTCTGGATTTTTTTCAAATCTTTCTTTGGATTTTAATTTAGCATCAGCAATTTTATAAAATCCATAATCAATAAACTCTTTAACTGAAAGTTCATTACTAAAATCAATACGATATTCTTGTAAAACTTCAGGCAAATACGACATAATGAATAGTTCAACACTATAATACTAGTATACTTGATTTAATTAGACCTTATAAATTTAATGTTGCACTTTTTAAAGTGTCTAGTCTTGAATATTTAATTCTTTCTTTTTATCTGTATATGCTTTTACTACTAGCGATTTTCCACCAACATTTGGTGCTCCCATATTTGATACATATTTACTCCAATCAATTTTTTCAAATATACTTCTTACATAATCTTTTTTTGATTTAAAAAGATAATGAGTTGTAGTATCTGGAGAAACTTCATTAAAATCACAAACACGAATTTTCCCCCAATATTTAAGAGCAAATTCCCAATACTCTTGATTTTTAATTTGCTCTCTTACTTTTGGAAGTTTTGGTACATTATCACAAGTTAAAAACATATCAAAGTCTTTATGTTTTGTTGGAGGTCTTTGAGTAATTCTCAAATTTTCTAGATTATTTGGATTTGATTTAGACCATATTTGCATACAACAAGGAACATTATAAGGTTTTTCATCTAAAAGAAAACTATTTTTTGGAAGAACTTCACTATAATATAATCCAAAATTTTTATCTAGCTGAAACTGAACTTTCCAAGAACTATTCCATTTTGCAGGAACAATAAATGCAATCAAATCACTAAAAGTTGCTGCGTGATTAAAAAAGGCTTTGGCTAATGGATTCATATACCCAGATCCAAATGGTGGATTACCTATACAAGCAATTTTTATATTATTAAAAATTGGATCATAAGGAGAATGATATTCAAAAAAATCTTGTTTTATAATATTCTCTGCTTCTGGTTCTAAATCTAATCCTATAGAATTTTCTGGTAAATATTTTAAAATGTTACCATTTCCTGCTGAAGGCTCAATAATTAAATCAAATTTATTTAACGGAAAAATATCATCAATAATACTAATAAAATTACTTGCAATATTTGGATGAGTATAAAATTTATCTAAATCTTTTGATTTATTACTCATTTATTTTAGATACCCCTCAAATATTTAGATGATATAATTGTACCTGAAATGTCTTATTATAGTCAAGACGGTTTCTCAAGTGTCCTAGAGTGTCTTTAAGTGTTTTTAAGCTATACCCTTGCTATCAACCGCCACAAGGCAATTCTAATCATATTTTAGAGTCTTGTCAATAAGTAATTATACACAAAAAAAGAATCTTATAATTTCTTATAAGATTCTCTTGCAATTATTAAAGAGTTGTGTGATAATATTATCAGGCAGCAAAAATATCCACAAACTCTTGTGGAAGATTACAAGACTCTGCAAGTGTAGTCAGTTCAGTAATCAAATCAGCAGGAACTGTTATTGCATTTTCAATTGCACCCCAAACATTCATAAAATCATTAAAGTTTCCAAGTTCTAGTGACATCAAAGTTACTGGAAGTGAAGTTGCGGCAACAGGAGCAACAGTCATTAATGTTCCAACAA